ATCCAAAGAAGTAAGTTATACTAAAGATCCAACTTTAAATAAGATACTTAATGAGACTGCTCAGACTCAAGAATTTGAAGAGTATCCAAGTATGGGTGAGTATGATACTTCTAATATGGCAGATCTTTTAGGATATGGTGGAACACCTTTTGGTGGTGGAGATGATGAAACAAAAAGAAAAGTGTCTGCTGCACAAACTGCTAAATCAGCTGGAATAGATCCCGCCAATCCTAAAGTGGAAAGTGTTATGAATGCTATGTCAAGGGATTATAGGGAAGTAATGAAAGCAATAGATAAGAAACAGGGTAGATAATGTCAACAATAGAAAAAGATTTAAATCCAGATACTTATATAGGACTGACTTTACCTGTCAGCTTTGGTAGGGACGGAGATTTTAATAGAACTAAAAAAACTATAAAGCAAACAAAATCTAATATTAAAAATTTACTTTTAACAAGAAGAGGTGAACGACTAGGTAATCCTACATTTGGATCAGAATTAATGTCAGTATTATTTGAACCCATGGATGGCGACTTGGAAACTAAACTAGAGGAGGCAATAAGAGCTTCACTGTCGGAATTTTTGCCTTTTGTTAATTTATTGGATATTAAATTTAGCAGATCTGAAAATACAATTTCTCCTAAAATTATATTTACAATGGATATAGACAATACTACAATAGAAGAAGTGAATTTAAGTCTTGATTTGTCGGAATAGGAGATTATAAATGCCAGCAACAACACCAAAAAAATCAGTAAAAGAAGTTAGATACTTAAATAAAGATTTTACATCTTTTAGAGATAATCTAATAGAATTTGCTAAAATATATTTTCCAACGGATTATAACGACTTTAATGAAACAAGTCCAGGTATGATGTTTATTGAAATGGCATCTTATGTAGGTGATGTTTTATCATATTATATAGACAATCAGTTCAAAGAAAGTTTATTAGCTTTTGCAGAAGAAAAAAGAACTGTGTATAATATGGCTGAATCTTTAGGATATAAACCAAAACTAGCAACTTCTTCAACAGTCGATATTGATATTTTCCAAACAGCGCCTTCTATATCCAGCGGAACTGGATTAGATTATACAACTAAACCAGATTTAAGATATGGCTTAAATGTAAACGCGGGGATGGAATTACAAAGTGATACCGGAATTAAATTTACTACTTTAGAAGATTGCAATTTTAAATATTCATCTTCTTACGATCCACTTACTGTAACTGTATATGAAACTAATAATAATGTTCCTGTGAGTTATCTGCTTAAAAAAACCGTAAGAGCTAGTAGTGGGAATGTTTCAGTTGATTACTTTACTTTTAATGCCGCTACAAAATATAATCGAGTAGCTTTAAGTAACGAAAATGTAACCGAAATTCTTTCTGTGACAGATAGCGATGGTAATAATTGGCACGAAGTTCCATTTTTGGCTCAAGATACTGTGTATACGGAAGCGGAAAACACCACCGCAACAGATCCTGATTTGGCTGGTTATTCTGATCAAGCCCCATACTTACTAAAACTTTTAAAAACTGCTCGGAGATTTATAACTTATATCAGAGAAGATGGTAAAACAGAATTAAGATTTGGTGCTGGAACTTCTGATAATCCAGACGAGGAAATAATTCCTAATCCTGATAGTGTTGGATCTTCTTTACCCGGCTCTCCATCAAAATTGGGAATTGGGTTTGATCCTTCTAATTTTTTAAACACCAAAGCATATGGCCAAGCACCATCAAATACTCAATTAACTGTTACATATAGAGCTGGTGGTGGGGTAGATAATAATGTTAGGGCTGGGAGCTTAACCAGTGTTCAATCTTCAACAATTACATTGGATGAAACGGGACTTGGATCTACTTTAGTTGCACAAACTAAGAATTCGGTTGCTGTGACAAATCCAAAACCAGCTTCAGGTGGAAAAGATAAAGAAAGCATTATAGAAGTAAAAAATAATTCATTAGCTTACTTCCAAGCTCAACAGAGAGCAGTTACTAAAGCAGATTATATTACAAGAGTGTATGCATTACCAGCTAAATATGGTAATATTGCTAAGTGCTATATTGTACAAGATTCACAATTGGATGCTGGTACGGGAGCAGCTAATTCAGATAGCCGTATTATAAATCCCCTAGCACTTAATTTATACACATTAGGATTTGATGCTAATAAAAACTTGACACAAATAAACCAAGCAGTAAAGGAAAATATTCAAACTTACCTAACACAATTCAGAATGGTAACGGATGCTGTAAATATAAAAGATGCTTTTGTGATCAATATTGCAGTTAAATTTAACATCTTAACGAAAGTTGGTTATAATGCTGATGAAGTTGTGCTTAAAGCTATACAAAAGGTTAAAAACTTTTTTGATATTGACAAATGGCAAATTGGTCAGCCAATAGTTTTATCTGATTTAGCTTATCAGATATCATTGGTGGAAGGTGTTTCAGCAGTCGTTGCGCCAGAAGAAAATAATCCTAATGGTCAGCCTATATTAATAGGAAATAAAGCTATTGCTTCACAAGGATATTCGGGTAATATATATGATATTTCAGCCGCAACGGTGGACGGTGTTGTTTACCCATCTCTTGATCCAAGTTGTTTTGAATTGAAATTTCCAACAACAGATATCGAGGGTCGGTCAGTTGGAAGCTCGGCAGCAGGAGGTAACTAATGTATTATTTTATTTATCCCGAAGTGGACACGACATTATATCAATCAAGTGGAAGTATGAATACTGGTTTAGATGAAATATTAGAAATAAGAAAAGATATGTCTGCCGCAGGAACAAGTATTAAGGTTTCCCGTATATTAATGAAATTTGATTTAAGTGAAGTTTCAAAATCTATAGTTAGTGGGCAAATTGCAACGGATGCTAAATTTTATTTAAATATGTATGATGCAAACCCAGCCGATTTATCATACAGTCAATCTTTATATGCTTATCCCGTAAGTCAAAGTTGGGTTTCGGGAGAAGGTAAATTTCACGATAATCCTGTAACAGGCGAGGGGGCAAGTTGGTATTATAAAGATGGTTCAACAGCCGCTACTGTGTGGGATACAGAAATTACATCATCGGGCGGGACTTGGTATACAGCATCATATGCTACTCAATCCTTCGCATGGGGGACAATGGATATGCGAATGAATGTCACTCCTATTGTGAATAAGTGGTTAGATGGAACTTATCCAAACGAAGGTTTTATGTTAAAAAGAAGTGGTAGCATAGGTAACTCGGACACCAATACAGATGAGGGAAGTGGAGATAGATTGGGTAGTTTTTCCTTTTTCTCAAGAGAAACAAACACTATATATCCACCCAAATTAGAAGTGGAGTGGTATGATACGGTATGGAATACTGGATCACTTAGTGCATTATCATCTGCCAATTTAGAAGATTTGGTATTTTATATGAAGGGGATGCGGCCTGTATATAAAGAGAAATCAAAAGTAAAATTTAGATTAGTCGGTAGAGAAAGATACCCAACCAAATCTTATTCCAATACTGCTTCAGAATACCTTACTGCAAAATACTTACCAAGTGGAAGTAAAGAAAGTATTGGTGGTGATGGAACTTATTATTCTGTTAAAGATGCTATAACTGAAGATATTATTGTTCCATTTGGAACTGGTTCTCTTGTAAGTTGTGACTCAACGGGAAATTATTTTAACCTTTGGATGAATGGATTACAGCCCGAAAGATTTTACGAATTTTCATTTAAAGTAGTTAGTGGTAGTAACACAACTGGAGAGACTATACAGTATTTTGAAGATGGTTTTACTTTTAAGATTGAGAGATAAAAATGCCATATACAAAAGAAGAACTTGAAAATAATGAGTATTATAAAAATCTCAGAGATGAAGATGAACAATTATACTTGGGACGAAGAGAATTGTATAAAACTGCATTCTTTGGAAATGGTGGTGTAGATGATGGGAGCCTTTTGGTAAGAGATGAAGATGGAACTATTCTATTATTTGAAAATCCATGGACAGAAGAATTGTACAAAGACGAAACTACCACTCTTATACAATCATTAGATGTAGTACAATTTAAAATAAATGAAGATATTTTGAATGATGTAATAGATAGAGATATAGTTGAAATATAATGGCAAGTAGTTTATCACAACAAGACATAGGTATTTTATCTTCTGGTAATTCCATTAGGTCGGCAATAAACCATATGAAAATGGTATATATGGCACTAATCCCAACAGAGATTTTATTTTCTTAGAAATTTCTGATACTAATGGTAATACCATAGAAC